TACCTCGTAGTTGTGCAGTTATATTATTATTATAGTCGATTGATAACCATTTGTCAAGTTTTAATTTTGATCTCGGATTTCTTTCGTCTTAGATTGGATATCGCCCGCATCGTCAATGGCGTCTACCGCCTTAGTATCATCAACAAGGCCTGTGGCAAAATATGCGTTAAGGTTGTCTGTTAATAATTTAAGTGAGTTGAAAATTGCGCCCACTTGCTCATTGAGAATTTCACGGACCAAGTTAAGAGCGTTCTCAACACGGGCCGCTCCAACATTAATCTCGCCCAGGTATTCGGTATTGATAGGTGCATCGGGGCTTCGTGACTCTGTTTTGTTAAGCGAAAACTGGAATGTGCTAACATAGCCCAATGTATTTTCGAGTGCGACGATCTTCATGTCCTTGTTGTTCTTAATGGAGTCGTACAGGGCAACCGAGTCATCTACAGATAAAAAGCCTTCGCCTTGCGCCATGGCTTTTAACATCTTATCGCGTTCCGAAGCAAGTTTCTTTGCGCTGTAATCTTTAACGAGAGTAGCATTCGCGAGTCCGATGGCAGTCGCAAGCGTTTGGCGCCCACCGCGAAAAGGTAAATCAGGAAACAAGTTGTTAACATAAGCTTTGACGGGAGCAGGTTGCAGTAAAGATATACCTCGGACTACTCCCATTTCAGTACCACCAAACCGGCGCGGATCAGCATTTTTAAAGAGCGCGTCATTACTAGACCAGTCCAGTTGTCCCACCAACTCATCAAACTGTTCTTGAGAAACCGGAACATCTGCTTTTTCAATCAGAGCCTTCAGGTTGGCAAGAAAGACTTGCTCCATCTCCTGTGCGGAAGGAAGCCTCTCGGCGGAGGGAAGTTCACGTTCAAGGCTGTACTCGGTATCGCCAGCCGCTAGGGCCTCTCGGAAAGATACAGGCAGCCTGACACACTGTCGTGAACCAGGTTTCGTATCCCGCAGAATTTCCAATACATTATCTAATGTAAAGTCAAACTGATAAAACTTGATTTCCCCTTGTTGTTCAAGTCCATCGCCCGATAGATTCTTGGTGCAAACGATGTATCGCATTGCATTCCCAAGAGGGTGATTAAACCGTGGTTTTGTCAAGTCGTTAACCAGATCCGTAAAACTACCTTCAACGTGAAGTGTTTTTTCTGCATACAACTTTAGACTAATAGGAACGTTATCGCCTGTGGTAAAATCAGCAATCGTTCCTGTGTTGGCGGGGATTTGCTTACCCTTCATTAAGGTAGCCAAGAAAGACTCAAAGCTAAAGCCGGCCGATGAGGCATTAAAGTTGGTGATAACCTTTGTCAATGTCTTATAGAAAACCAAGTAAGAAAGTACTTTTTGAATGAGTTCTGCTCGATCATTTGTAGCAGCGTTGAGTTCTTGGGCTCCGTTCTCATAAAAACTTTCCAGAGAGGCAATCTGTTGCGGTAAGTCATCACCGCGAATGTTACTTAAATAGTTTTCAAGCAACTGGCGTTGGGGCCCAGCAATCTGTTTGCCTTCCTCGTCAGTAGAAACATCAGACCATCCAATCTCTGACACAGCAATATCTGGAATCATTGTGAGAGTCATGGTTTCTGGCGATGCGGAGCGCTCCTCGATCACCTCGGGAGTTGTAAAACTATGAGGTTCGGCTGGTGTGCTCATTATTTCCTCAATCATCTCCATCAAGAGGTGAGGGGAAAGAGTGAGCTTCTTTTCGTACTCTTCTTGTAAAATCTTATGTAAGTCTGACATATTAATCCTCTTTAAACGATATGGTCTGCAATACCATACTCAACTGCTTCTTCTGCAGATAAATAGATGTTAACTTTACGTTCCAGCATTTTTTTAAGCTTAGTCTCGGTTAATTTTGTCTCCGCAACCAAACAATTAATATACATCTGCTGAAGGTTTTCTATTGCATCCATCTCATTCATCATATCATGCAAGCTACCTGCATTACCACCCATTACAGAGTGGATCATTACACGGCAATTCTTTCCGATGTAGCGTTTACCCGTTGTGCCGGCGGCCAAGATTAGAACACCAGCGGACATAACTTTGCCTAAGCCAACTGTGTGGATCTCTGTCTCCGCGCGCACCACCCTCATGAGGTCATACAGTGCGAACATATCGTCAGCATTGCCTCCATAAGTCGAGATGTAAAACAAGATCGGACGATGAGTTCGCGGATCTTCACTCATATGGTTCAGTTCATTCAAATACAACAATGCATGGCTGATCTCTGCGATCTTCTCGGAGGACACCTCAGCAAACAGACCAATAGTCCGTAGGTCAGGCTCCTTACGGGGCATCAAAGCGGCTAGCGCCTCTGGGGATATCTCTTCATTCTCGGCTGAAATCAATTTCTTTATCTTCTTAATCATGTGTTTATGATCCTCCCTACTCTCTTAAATAGGTCTCCACGATGACATTCTTATTGGATTCTAAATATTTCATGCCCGATTCCCAATCTGTATAAGGTATTACATCCTTGAAAAAATCTGGATGAACCTTCAAAAGTAGCGAAATGGACTTCTTCTTAAATACCTCAATTTCTTGATTTAAATTCTCTTCATAAATCTTCAAATTGCGTTCAGAAACTTCTCTCTCTCTTAGATCTTTTAAACAGAGCATTCGGGAATACTCAAAATTTTCCAAAGCCCTCGTCAACAGAAAGAGTGAAACAAGGTTTGATGTGTGTATAAGCTGGATACTAACTCTGGCTGACTTCAGGTAATAGAACGCTTTGCAGGTCATATACCCGAAGATAAACACCAGTGTCATTAATAAGTAATTCATAACTCTCTATAAAAAAATAACCATCGACTTTAAGGCCGATGGTTATATTTTAACACTCTCGTATTATTTTGTCAACTACTTTGTTAGTCTTTTCATAATCCGTTCAGCCAGTTGATCTACAACTTCTGCTTGGCGGTTTTCTTTTTGAAGGCGAGCAGCCACGCGACGAGCGACTTCGGCGACCATAGCGGCCTCGGGATCTTCTTCAACGTCCAGGCCCATTTCAAGTTCACCTCCTTCTTCGGGAACACCCTCGGGCTCAACGTCCATTTCTAATTCTGCATCTACAACTTCTTCTCCACCAAGTTCGTCGTCGGCTGCTGGGGCCTCTTCTACGTCGACCTCGATGCCAAGAACTTCTTGAGCAACTGCTGCCACTTGGGTCATGAATTCAGCAAACTTAGCTTCAAGCGCTGGGTCTGCTGGCTCCACGTCGTCCATCGGTTCGTCCATTGGTTCATCCATTGGAGCGTCCATTGCCAATTCATCATCGGCGACATCAAGCTCATCCGCCTCTGCGTCAGCAACATGATCTTCATGTCCTAACTCATCCTCGGTAGCGTGAAGTTCATCTTCTTCTTCATCACGAGCGCCGGGTTGTGGCCCGTACATCTCTTCAATTCTTTTTTCCCCTGCGGGGCGCATGTCAGCGAGCTTCATGAAGCGGCGAAGTTCGCTCTCGGTTAACAAAGTCTTACGAGCCATTATAAAATCTCCTTGTTTATTTACATAAACTCAACAATAAATAGTAGTACAAATGTCAATGTGCCCAAAACTTAATAAGGTTTCTCAACTAGATGTTTTTTAAGTTTCGCGAAGGCCTTGGTTTCTATCTGCTTTACTCTCGCAAAGGAGATTTGTAAACGCTCGGCAATCTGTCTTAAGGTCATGGGTTTTTGATCATTATTATAAATAGCCACCAAAGTGCAATTATTATCTTTTTCGTAGTTAATCCACATTTTACACTCGGAAAGGGGGCATGATAGCTGGTGCTTCTGACAGCTTCGAGCACACTCTGTTAGGCCATCTGTCTTTTTCATAGGTCTGGGTGCTCCTGTTCAATAAGGTCGAAGATATTTTCTAGATCGTCCTCATTGAATCCGAGGTCGTTCATGGTTTTCTCTCCCTGATCTCGAAGGCGCTTGGATTTCTTTTTAAGTCTCGGAGACTGCTCCTTCATCTCATCGACAAACTGCTGCAACACAGGATCATCATTAATATAACCAGTGATGATCGTCCTGAAGAATTGGCCTTGTTTAAAGCCATCATGTTTGAGCTTGAGGACCAATTTGGCATGGCGGTGTTCGTTATCCGTGAATACCACTCTCTTGTTGAGCTTGCCATAGTCTACTTCATTTTCATCGCTCATCACCAACTCCTCGAAAGGATATGCGTCCTGCTTTCACTCAATCCGGATGTAGTCTGTCTTACAAATCGAGCTTTAGCTTGGAGTTCTGCAATTGTTCGGGCTCCAGAATAAGATAAGCCAGAGCGAATTCCTCTCTCAATATCTTCTAATACGGCG